CTAACAAGTGCGCTTATCCTCTCTAGAAACAGGATTATTAGCGCCAACCCTTGTAACAACGTCTTGCTACAGTATTAATAATAACATCACTGCAACAAAAGTCAACCACTTTTTTAAAAAAATATAAATATTTTTATGAGAAAAGTTAATTTATTTTTTAGCCTTGCTCCAAGTCCTTTGTTCTTTTTAGGATTCCTTTGGAGTTTATATAATATGAATCACATGCAATCGACTATGTGCGGAGGCAGTCATTGGGAAATGCCTGCTATGTGGTTTATTATGAGTGTAGCACATATAAGTTCATGGTTGATGTGGTACCAGCAAAAACGTTATCAAAAAATAAATGTTTTTCCTGACAAGCAACAGTGATAGTGTCCATCACGTACTGCTATCATTTCCCAATATAATAAATCTATGTAATCGTATCTATCGTAAACCGAAACGATATCGTCAGCATATATGTTTCCTGCAGGACCTTTAATATACAATCTCCATAAAGGTTTATCTACATTAGGCACAGGTTGGTAATAGCTGCTAATTTCTTTTGCAAAAGTATATTGATTTAGTGTTTGCCATTCCATAAAGATATTTATTTGTCATAAAAAAAGGGCGACCTAAGCCGCCCTTTTAATGCTGTTATTACCTAGGTAATATTATGAGAACGTTACGTTGCTCATTGTTACTGTACCTAGATAATCTGCTGCGTTACCTAAAGATGACGCAGTGTTGTTTAGCTCAACATAACCATAACGTGTCATGAAGCTAACAACTGGCTCAAATGTATCTGGGTCTAGTACTACACCGCTGCTCATCAATGGAATGTATGGGCAGTAGAATGCAGCAGCATCAGACTCTGAAGAACCTTTGTAACCAACTAGTACAGGGCTGTCATCAGCACTGTATGTGTTTACATAGATTTTCATAGCATTGTTTAGAGTACCTACAAACTTAGTGTTTGTTGGTGCTTCAAACGAACCTTCAGTTGTACGTGCAAACGCTGAAGTAGTTGCTGATTGTAGAACAGTTAGTGCCTGTGGAGACACAACAGCCCAGTTACCAGCACCACGTCTTGTACGCTGTGCGATAGTGTTTGCAACACGGTTGATTTGAACAGCTAGAGCAGCGTGTTCGTCACCAACGAATGTAGCAGTACCGCTTACAGCCGCTTGGTTGTATGCTTCTTGGTTTGAAGATCCTGCTAGTGAATTAAGAGATCTTAAAACCTCTTGATCAATTTCAGCAGTAATTTCTTGTGCTAAAGCAGCCATGATTTCTGCTTCAACGTCGATGCCATGTTGTGACTGAGCGTCTTGCGCAGCCTCAAATGTCCAACGAGCTGATAGCTTACGTGACTTAGCTTCAACAGTTTGCTTCAAGATTTGGATGCTTAGTTTGTTACCAGCAGCGCCTTCTAGTGCAGCAGTTGAAGCAGCTTTACCTGCTGTGCCGTCACCTGAATATGCTTCAGCAATTTTGAATGGGCTTAGTGCCTCATCGCCTGCTGTTACATCATTTACGCCTGCACCGCCTACATCTGTAGCATCTTGTGTTTGAGCATAACGTACTCTTAGTGTGTGGATTTGACCCACTGGACCTGTCATTGGTTGTACACCTACCAACTCGTTTGCAATAACGGTTGGCATTACACGTCTAATAACTGGTAAAATAACTCTGTTTAGAGTTGCAACATTACCGGCAGAAGTAGCTCCAGCTGACGCACTCTCTGACAAATACTTGCGAGTATTTTCAAGAGTTGCTTCCATCACAGATTTTTTATTACCTGTTAGGCCTTCAACTAGGGCACCTTTGGTCTCCTGCCAGCGACTTTCTAGTAGTTCTGACATTTTATTCTCCTTAAAATTATATTCCAGCTAGACGCTTAAATTCAACCAAGTTGTCTTTTGCGTCTGCTTGTCTACTAACGTTAGTTTGTGAAACTTGTTCACGATTGCCTGTAATTTCTTTGCCTTCTGTGATAACTGCCTTTTTGGCTGGAGTGTTACCGTCAATAACTGCCGGTAGGTACTTGTCAAATGACTTACGTAAGTTAGCCGTTTGTACAGATTCCAGTAAATCCATCATGATTTCTTTCTGATCCTTGCTTAGAGGAGCAGTAAGTTCATTAATTGTGTCTTTGCGCTCTGCTGCTTCAACTAAACGCTTCTTCTCAGTTGCCTGAGCTTCTGCTAGTTGCTTCGCTTTTGCTGCAAATGCTTTTGCTTCTGCTAATTGTGCGTCCTTAGCTTTAAGAACATTCATTAACTTGGCTGTTTCTGACTTCTCATTTAAGTAAGAGCCAGCATATTCAGAAGCAAATGCTTCGAATAGTTTACGACCGAAGTCGTTTCTACGTGCTTCTTCAATATCTTCTTTCAGTGCGCCAATTTCTCCCTTAAGAGCTTTGTCAACTGTTTCTGATACTGCTTTAGCACTTCTTTCGATAAAGTTAGTTTTAACTTTAGCAAAGTGTTCCTTAGCTTCACGTACTAGACGTACTTTTGTTTCAGCTAAGTCTTTTTTGTCTTCATGGAACTCTGCAATTTCTTTTGCTAGTGCTTCAACAACAAATTCTTCAAGTTTTCCAAAATTTTCAGCCATTGCTTTTTGGTCTTCATGTAGTTCACTAACTTCTTTAGTCAGTGACTCCATTACGAATCCTTTAAGTAAGTCTGCATTTTCACGCATCTTAACTACATACTTTGCACGGGCTTCTGCTAACTGCTTACGATCTTCAGCAAATTCAGCAATTTCTTCTGCTAAACGCTCAGAAACAAGTGTGTCAATGGCTTCAACCATTGTTGACTTGTCGTGCTCATACTTTTGAGCAAACTCTTCACGTAGTTCAGCAGTAACTTGTTGGCGATTCTCTTTAAGTTTCGCGTCCCAAGCCTCTTGAATTTCGTTGCGCACTTCTTCTGAAACTACATCGTTTTCAAATAAAGTTTTTAGTGCATCCAACATAACATTTTTCTCCTTAATTATTGGAGTTTGTTGATTATATTAATCAACGATTCCTTTAGATACTTTTGTGCCTTTGGGTCTTCTTTTGTTGCCTGTGCTAATTCGTATGCCTTCATTCCGCCACGTGCATTCATTAAATGTTCGTAGATTGGTGTTGGGTATGCGCCTGGAGCACTTGGTTGTGCAACAACGTCTACCGTAATGATTTCAAAGTCGGAAACTTCGTTGCTTCCGTCTTCGCTTACATTGCCTGAACCTCTAGAGCTGACGCCAAGTTTGACGCCAGCTTCTAGCATAGTTTGGACTAACTGCCCCATTGGGGTAGGTAAAATCTTTAACTTTCCATAACCGTTTGGGCCATCCATCCACATATCTGTGATCATATGGCTTACACGATCTAAGTTAATATTAAGGCCTTCTGGATGATCAACCTCACCGAGAACACTGTATCCTCCACTAATTTGATCATTGAGAGTTTTGACAGCCCTTCCAATCTCGTTTACAGGATATACACGTTGGTTTGCATTACGCACTCCGCCTTGTATGCAGATACCTTTCATATAAAGGTCTTTGCCCCCATTGGGATTTTCAGTAGACTCAACGACCATATTTGCTTGGTCAAATGTCAAATGCTCTCGTAAGTTTTTCATTCAAACTTCCTTATTATTTGCCAACAGTCGATTTTTTATTGTCAGCAGCTTCGCCTGCGCCTTTTTTCTCAGCGCCGTGGCCTTTTGGTTGAGCTTTCATTGACTTAGAAGCTTTTCCGCCTGGTACATTTACGTTACCCATGCTATCTTCTTTTGCAGAATCAGCTTTGCCACCGTTTTCTTCGCCACCTTGTACTAAGTTACCAGCGTCTCCGCCCATATCGTTAGCACTAGCTACAGTTGACTTAGTGTTTGCACCATTGTCACCCATTTTAGCGTTTACTTTTTCAACATACTCGCGCATTTCTTCGCCAGCTGTTTTTGGTTGCTTAGATTCTTCAACTTCCTCGTCGTCAGTTGCTTCTTCTACTGCTTCTTCTGTGTCTTCTTCAGCTTCGCCAAAGTTAAATGACTCTTCTTCTGAATCGTCATCTTCTTCATCACCAGCGTCCATGTCGTCTCCGGCTTCGTCATCTCCGCCTTCTTCGCCTGCCATCATTTTTTCAAATTCAGCTTTTAGATCATCTAGTGCATCTTCTAGGTCTTCAACACGGTCTTCCATATCGCCGTCTTCTTCACCTTCATCTTCATCTTCTTCATCGTCGCCTGCTTCGATGTCACCCATCATGTCATCTGCAGGATCGCCACCCATGTCATCCATTGGGTCAGCTTCAACTTCAAATTCATCTAAGTCGAATCCTTCGTCAACTTCTTCGTCATCTGACTCGTCAACTTCTTCGTCTGTAGCTTCATCGACTTCTTCGTCTGACTCATCAACTTCTTCGTCAGTTGCTTCATCGACTTCTTCGTCTGCTACTTCTTCTAAATCATTTTCTAATAGACCTTCGTAGATGTCTCTTGACTTTTCTACGACAATCTCGTGAAATAGCTCTTCTGCGCCTTCCTTATCTTCATTGATAAGACGCTCAAGCATTTCTTCAAATTTATTGCGATCTGCCATTTTCATTCTCCTATAAAAGTTTTACCTATGGTAAGGCTGTCATTTGTATTTACTATTTATTAGGAAAAGTGCGTAGATATAGGCTCAAAACGAGCCTTTTTGAAAGACAACTAAGAAATATTGAATATTTTTTTAAAATCTTCAATAAAAATAGTGGTATAATTGTCAAATGTATTTAGTTCTTCAGGATCATAATTATCTGGCTGTATAACTCTTACAAAGTTAATTTGAGGATTTTCTTTAATTACAGCCTTAGTCTGACGCATCCAATTACCAAAAAAAGTAGCACCATCTGTCGACTTTTTATAGTTTGCTGTGTCAGCATACATGTTGTTTAAAAGTTTACCTTCATTAAGTCCGCGATAATCAAATCCTAAAATATATATTGTTTCGTATCCGTGTTCCGCTGCTAACCATAATGCCGTTGGTCCGCTACTCCACCCTTTTGAAGGATTAAAAAAGTTTAAGTTCTTTATTCTTTGATACGATTTATTAGGATTTGTCCACACTTCATTCTTGTGTTGATATCCGGCTTTATTAATTTCTAAAACCATTTTAACATCAACTGCTACTAGATAGTCAGGATTAAACGTTCTGTACACTGCATTACATGCATAAATTTTACCGTTTTCTTTTAATTTGTTTAAGTCAATAGACTTTCTACTTGTACCGTTTCCTAGTACAAATGAACAATTTTTATTAGAAATATTTCTTGGAACAACAGATTCAAAAACAATCTCGGGTTGCTTTTTAGCAAGTTTTTCTTGCCTACGTTGCTCCCTAAGTGTCTTCCATTGTGCTTTTGTATATTTAGACTTATCTATTTTTGCCATTAAACGCCCGCTTCAGCATTGGCTGCTACACCATACATTTGACGAACAAAATCTAATTCTTTATTCTGCTCTTTTGTATGTAGCTCTGCCGCTTTGCGAACTTTATTAATTTGGCGTAATGTTAACCGTGTTTTGCGTGTGTCGTTATATTCAAGAGGTGACTGATCATCGCGCTCTTCGTAGCGATCATCTTCTGTAGGTTCAAAAGTTTCTTTATCGTAATAAAACAATTCACGTAGTATCATAGTAGTATTTATATCGTTTGATCCGTTGTTGGCGCTGCCGCAGGTTCTGCACCAGCTTCAGGCGTTGCGCCTGCCATTTCATCTCCGCCCATAGTCGGGGCAGGCTCTTCTCCGGTAGTATCTTCAATTGATCCAAGATCCGAACTAATGCCTGCTGAACTAATGCCTGCACCGCGCATTTCGCCTGCTGCATCCGTTTCAGTTGGCTGAAGTGTTTCGTCATTTTCTTCACGCCATAAACGTTCATTTTCTGCAATCTCTTCGTCGCTCATTCCTAAGAAACGTTTCATAGCAAAACGATTAGAAATATAAGGTATAGCACTCATTTGTGTATATGTTGGTACACGAGCGTTATCAATTTCACTTTGTCTATAACTTGCAAAGTTTTGTGGTGGTTGGAATCTAACATCAAACATTGCTGTGTCAATGTTAACACCTTTTTCAAGCAAATAACGTTTAAATTCTTGATTAAATTCTTCTACAACCAAGTTCTGTAGTCGTTCGCAGTATGTATTAAACCGTAATTCTTGTATGTATGCTGTTCCGACTCTACCATCACTGTATTGAGCTTGTCCATCATCGGGCCCAGTTGGAAGATAGCTGGAAGGGATTCGTAAACCGCGTACGAGCTTATTAGTAAAATATCTAAGATCATCAATTTCTCCTAGGTTAGTACCTCCAGGCAATGTTTCAACCTTAGATCCGCGCCCTTCAGCTGTTTGTGGGAAGAAGTAATCTTCGTTAATTGATAGGGGATTATAAGCTGAGTCTATAACATTTTGGCCACCCCCCGTTTGCGATGGGATACGTCTTTGGTGTATTTCCGTCTTAACACGTTCCACAAATTGCATAGCAAGGTGTGAAGGCATGTTGCCCACATCAACGTAGAATACTCTTCTTTCTGGAGCTCTTTGTACACGATAGATAATAATCGCATCTTCGAGCAATTCTTTTTGTTTGAATACTTTGAATACTGTTTCTAATAGACTGTTACCAAATGGATAATTTAAATCTAATCCTTCTGATAAACTTAAATGTAAAACGTGTTCTGCATCTACCGCAATTTCGTTTTCGCCTGTTTGAAAACGACTTCCGCCTGTACTTGTTTGTGTATTACCAACCATGCCGCGAACGCCGCCTTGAATATAACCGTCGCCGCCGCCGGTAACATTACCATTTGTTTGGTATGGGGTAGTTGCCACCATTTCTGCAAAGTTTAAATTAAAATCTTTTACAACATATTGCTCGGGTGTTTTACCTTCACTTTCGTTAACAATAATTTTAGTTACTTTTGCAGGATCAACATGAAACAATTTTTTAGTTTCTGGATCTCTAATAAAAAATTGATCGCCATACTTAAACACGTTACGCATCAAACGGAACATACGTGTTTCAAAATTTTGTAACTTACTCCATTGTTGTAAGTACTGTTGAATAATTGTAATTTCTGAATTAGTTGCTTTAGTTTTAAAGTCAATTAAGAATGGAGTTTTATTTTGTTTATTTTGCTGTGTGGTGAATTCAGCAAGAATATCAAGAGCAGCATTGACTTCTGAGTCTAAGTCCATGGTATTGTACTGTCCATAACGTTCAACACGATTTGGACTACCTACATACACATCTGGCAAGTAAGATGAATAATTTGATTTGGCAGGACCGGCTTGTCCGCCGCCGTTGCCAGCACGAGTAAATGGACTGTAACTCCCGTCCGGGTTATTTCCAGTTTTTACTGGTGTAAAATGTTTTTTCCAACTCATGTCTATCCTATTCCTGCTTGTAAATTATTAGAAATTGCTGCAACAGTGTTTCTTGTATTCCTATTTCCTTCAGTTTGTAACGAAATTAATTGGCTTACTAGCATATTTAACCGATCTAGCTGTTCTGCACCGCCAGTACCG